CTGATTTGAACGAGACTTCTCTTGAGAACGCCGTTATTCAAATCGCTGCATGGACAGACGAGCGTGGCCTTTTGATCGCTGCACGTCCCAAGAAACTCATTGTTCCCCCAGCATTGATGTTCGTTGCTACTCGCCTCTTAGAGACTGAGTTGCGCGTTGGTACAAACAACAACGACATTAACGCATTGAAGAACAACGGTTCCATTCCTGAAGGATACACTGTCAATCACTTCTTGACAGCGCCTAATGCATGGTTCTTGACCACTGACGTGCCAAACGGTATGAAACACTTTGAACGTGTTGCTCTCCAAAACTCAATGGATGGAGACTTTGATACGGGTAACGTACGTTACAAATCTCGTGAACGTTATAGCTTTGGTTATAGCGATCCACTTGGAATGTATGCTTCTTACTAAAAAAGTATTAAAAAATAATACTTTTAAGGGCCCTTCGGGGCCCTTTTTAATTACCTGTATCGTAATTCATTTTCGAAAAGTATTTAGAAAATATATTTGACAATCTCCATCCATTGATATATAGTTGAGACTTCTAAAAGGAGTTGACTATGTTTTATGTTTATGTTTACCGTGACCCCCGCCCTCTTAAACTAGGCCAGCCTGTGTACGTAGGTAAAGGTACAGGAGATCGTGATCTATCGCATTGGTCTAGAGGGTCTCATAACAAGCCATTTCAAGATTTTATTTCGCATTTAAAACAACGCAATTTTGTTGCTGTTTGTGAACGTGTGTTTGAAACTGAAAATGAAGAAGAAGCCTTTGCCAAAGAAATGGAGCTTATCAAACTGTACGGGCGTCGAGATTTAAAAACAGGGACGTTATTTAATTTAACTGATGGCGGCGAAGGCCCAAGCGGGTATATTAAATCAGAGGAACAAAAAGCCGCTGATGGTAGATTTACTAAAGAGCATTGGCAAGACCCAGAATACCGTGCCAAAGTAATTGCCGGACAAACCAAAGCGCAGAACACCCCAGAAGCGCTTGAATCTAAGTCAATCAATTCTAAAAAGATGTGGGAAGAACAAGGGGACACACTGGCTAAAAGCATTAAGGAAGCTCGTAATACAGAAGAGTCCAAAGCTAAAACCAGTGTTCAAGCTAAAGCTCAATGGGCTGATCCTGAGTATGCTGCTAAACAAACTGCAAACAACAAAGAAATTGCTAATCGTGAAGAAGTTAAAGCAGCCAAGAAAGCCGCAGCTAAAGCACTATGGGCCGACCCTGTTTGGAAAGCCAAAATGATGGCAGCAAGAAACAAGAAAAAACTTCTTGACACTTAACAGGAATAGTGTATATTGAGGGCTGTCTGGGACTTTTTCTCTTGTTGCCACTGGCCCAGCAGACGATGCAACGATTAACAAGAGACTTTTGCATAAGGACACTTATCATGGCACGCAGTACCTTCGAAGGCCCAATCCTATCGGGCGACAACCGTTTTGGACCCCAACGTGATGTTGGAACAGTTCTCTTGACCCAAAGCGCGTTTTTGGATTTCTCAGTAACAACACCCGGCACAACCAACTACGGTGGCGCATCTGGTCAGTTTGTTTCTTCTAATGGCATCCCCAATAACATCGGAACCATTTGGACACCCCAGTCTGGCGTGTTCAGCAATAGCGGTCCTACAGTAGCTTCAGCTCCTACAGCTGATGCAACAGGTACTAACTATCGCGGTGCTGTGTTTTTGATCCCCGCCAACTCTAATTTGATTGACGTGATCATCGACCAAGGCACTACACCTACCGATGGAACAAATGCCGTTACATCAACACAGCCTTACATTTCCAACAACTTTGCAACGTCTGCTGGCGTGTATGCTACTTCTGCCGCCATTACTGGTGTTGGTCGTACAAACGCTACTTACACAGCGACTCAGTTGGACAATGCCAATGGCACATTGCAAGATGTTCAGAACATTCAGCCTGGTCAACAGCCAACATGGTTCTCTCAAATCGTTGTGACTTTGAAGATGACTGTTGCAAGTTTGACTTCTGTTAACGCTGGTCAATTCAACATTACCATCCGTTATACACAAGCTGATCCCAACATCGGCAATGCTACAACTTACCCTTACGGTAACTTTGACTGATCTTCTGGGGGCTTCGGCCCCCGTCTTTAATTAAGGAGATTATTCATGGCAGCACAAAGCTCAAGTGGAATTCCCGGTACAAATAACCAGTGGACTTCCATCACTCGAGAATCAAGAACAGAGCCTTTTGACCTGCAAGTTGCACGCGGTCAAATTGGTGGTCATTCTGTAGTTAGTATTTTTGGATACCAAGCATCCGTTGGTACAACTTCGATCCCCGTTTGGGAAAATGCATCTACTTACACATACCCAACTAGCGCATCCACTTTGACAGTGGTGAGTTCATCTACATCGGATGTTTCTCCCGCTGCAGTATTTGTTAATGGTTTGGATGCCAACTTTAATCCTATTTCTGAAGTTGTTGTACTAAACGGAACAACTGGCGTAACGACTGCAAAATCGTATTTCCGAATCAACGGGCTAAATATGGTTGGCGTTGCTTCTGGTCAGACTTCCAATGTTGGAACTATTACCATTAAGCAGTCTACAAACACGCTTGCGCAGATTAACGCAGGTATTGGCAAGTCACAAAGTACCATTTACACGGTACCCGCAAACAACACGTTCTATTTGGACATTGCTGAAGTCAACTCATCAAACAGTTACACAAGCAGCACAATCATCACTTACAAGGTTCAAGCAACCAACAATGTGACGGGTGTGACTACAACTGTTTTGCAGCAACCATTTGTGGCAATTTACACTATCAACAGATCTACTGTGCCTTTTGCATACACTGAAAAAACTGACATTCAATGGCAGTTGGCTACAAGTACAAGCACGGTTGCCGCGGGTGTTGTTATTGCCGGTAAACTAATTGCAAATGCATAATCATGAGCACTCCAGCATGGCAACGCAAAGAAGGGAAGAACAAGAACGGTGGCTTAAACGCCAAAGGAAGAGCCTCCGCCAAGAAGCAAGGGATGAATTTAAAACCTCCCGCCCCACATCCCAAAACAAAAAAGGATGCGGGAAGACGTAAGTCTTTTTGTGCAAGAATGAGCGGAATGCCCGGTCCCATGAAAGATGAAAAAGGTAAGCCAACGCGAAAAGCATTGTCTTTAAAAGCATGGAATTGTTAAGTAAAGCCTGCACCCGTTGCAAAATTGAAAAACCCTTAGATGCGGTTAATTTTCCTTTGCACAACAAAACAAAATCTGGTTTTGACAGTTGGTGCCGTGCTTGCCGTGCAACTTACAGAAATGCCAATAATAGGGGTAGATTTAGATCTGTAATTTCAGACGAAGCGCTTGCAGAACTAAAAGCCACTGTAAAGCAATGTGTTATTTGCGGTGATGAAACTAAACTCGTTGTAGACCATGACCACAAAACAGGACAAGTTCGCGGATTGTTATGCAACCATTGCAACAGAGGCTTGGGACATTTTAGGGATGACCCAACGCTACTTGAATTTGCTGCTCAGTATTTATACGCCTCCGCAGATATGCCACAGTGGAATAAATACAAGGAAAGTGTAGAATCATGACAGACTTACACGATGCAAAAACAATGGGAGATGGCGCCGCAGTTGCGTTGTCGCTTGCTGGCGCACTGGGCTGGATGACTCCTATGGTTACATTGGTCAGTAGTATTTTAGGTATTGTTTATTTGGGCATCCGTATTTGGGAAACCGATACGGTTAAATCTTGGAGAAGTAAAGATGCCGAGTAGTTCAATTAAACAGCACAAGTTCATGGAGGCGGTGGCCCACAATCCATCGTTCGCCAAGAAAGCAGGAGTCCCTCAAAGTGTGGGGCAAGAGTTCAGTAAAGCGGACAAAGGCCGCACATTTAAAGAAGGTGGAAATATGGAAAAGCATGAAATGCACAAACATCACATGAAGATGGCTCATCATCACTTAAAAGAAGCGATGAAACACGGTGGCGCAACCCATCACAAAGCTTATGCCAAAGGCGGCGAAGTGACAGGCAAACACGGTGTTGAAGAAAAAAAAGGAATGACCACAGCCAAGATGGCCAAGGTCAAAGAAGGCGGCATCAAGAAATTTGGTGAGCACTCTGTACAAGAGCGCGGTCACACCAGAGGCATGGAGCCAAAAATGGCCGGTTCAACAACTGGTATGAAGCGTGGCGGTAAAACCCACCACAAGAAATAAGGAGTTTGTCATGCATAGCAAACATCACGAGCACCATAAACACGTGCACCCTGCCGGTCACGAACATCCTCATCACCATGAGATGCACCACGACCACGTGTCTAAGCACGAAGCAGGTGGACACAAGCACCACCATCACCACTATGGCGAGCATGCTGCTGGACACAAAAAGCACCATGAAGCCATTGAGCATTTGCACAAACACCAAAAACACGGAGGCTAATCATGCCAATGATGCCAAGACCTATGATGCGTTCTCCAATGCCCGGTCGTATGCCCGTTGCTCCTGCAATGGCCGCAGCTCGTCCCGGTGGTATGAAAAAGGGCGGTGCTGCCCACCGCGCTAGCGAGCGTGCTGATGGTTGTTGCGAAAAAGGACACACCAAAGGTACGATCGTAATGTGCAAAGGTGGAATGTACAAATGATTGCCAGTCGGGGTATGGGTGACATCAGCCCGTCAAAAATGCCGGGTAAAAAGACGATACATCGTAAGGACAATCCGAACGATGTAGATGTGTACGCTAAAGGGGGTGCGGTGTGGAACACACCTAATCCCAAGAAAAAACACAAGAAGTTAAGCCCCGCCAAGAAAGCCGCTGCGAAAGCATCGGCCAAAAAGGCAGGGCGTCCCTACCCTAACTTAATTGATAATATGAAAGCGTCAAAATGAAAAATGAAATTATTGGTTTTTTAAGCGAAGCTGGACATTCAATTTCTGGCTACGAACACCAACTCTTGGAAAAGTTTGCGGCTTTTCTCAACAAACCCAATGAATCTGCACCTGTTGTTGAGACTCCTGCACCTGCTGAGCCTGTTGCTGTTGTTGCTGATACTCCTGTTGAAAAAGCCAAGGCAGAGTAATGGCTAATACATCCGGTACCACAGCGTTTAATTTACAGCTCCCCGAGTTAGTCGAGGAGGCTTTTGAGCGTTGCGGTGGAGAGTCTCGTACCGGATATGATGTCAGGACGGCCCGTCGGTCATTGAATTTACTCTTTGCCGATTGGGCCAACCGTGGCATCAACATGTGGACGTTTGAGCAAGACGCCATTACATTGGTTCCCGGACAGCCCACATACGCATTGCCTGACGATACAGTTGATTTGCTTGAGCACGTCATCAGAACTCAACAAAACGTGGCCAATAATCAGGCCGATTTGACAATTACACGCATCAGTGTTTCTACTTATGCGACCATTCCCAACAAACTTATTCAAGGGCGCCCTATCCAAGTATGGATTCAGCGCCTTTCAGCCAATGATCAAGTCACTGCTGCGACTGTATATTCCGCAGTCGGCACAACGGACACCTCGATTGCCGTTAGTACCCTCAATGGATTACCAAATGCTGGTTTTATTAAGCTCGATTCCGAGTTGATTGGGTACAACGAACTCCAGCCAGCCGCCAATGGCAACCCTGCTTACCTTTTGAACTGCACTCGCGGGCAAGGAAACACCACAGCCGCTACACACAACGCTGGAATTGCGGTCATTCTGTCTCAAAAGAACAGTATCACTGTGTGGCCAACTCCTGATTCATCACAAACATACCAGTTTGTGTACTGGAGAATGCGTCGCGTTCAAGATATGGGCGGTGGTACCAACATTGCTGACGTGCCATTTAGGTTTGTTCCCTGTTTGGTAGCAGGTTTGTCCTATTACATGGCACTTAAAGTGCCAAATGCATTGGAGAGACTGCCAATTTTGAAAACCCAATACGACGAAGCGTGGGAGTTGGCTGCCGGTGAAGATCACGAGAAGGCGGCAGTTCGCTTTGTCCCCCGCAGGATGTACATTGGTGGGAGCTACTGATCATGGGTAACCGGTTTGCCTCTGGTAAGAATGCGATTGCGGAGTGTGATCGTTGCGGCTTCCAGTACAAGCTCACGGTTTTAAGAAAAGAGATCATTAAAACCAAGAACTACAGTATTTTGGTGTGCCCCCAGTGTTGGGACCCTGATCAACCGCAATTGCAACTGGGTATGTACCCTGTGGATGACCCACAAGGCTTGCGTGATCCACGTCCTGATACCACTTACTACGCTTCTGGCGTGACAGCAACTGGAAGCATTGGCGGGGGTAGTAGAGTTTTTCAATGGGGCTGGGCCCCTGTGGGTGGAGCAAGTAGTTTTGATGCAGTGTTGACTCAAAATAATTTGATTCCAACGGTGCAAGTGGGTACAGTTACAATAGTTACAACGTAGGAGCTGAAAATGGCTAAACATGACGATATTCAAGAAGACAAGAAGCTGATCAAAAAGGCTTTTGGTATGCATGATAAACAAGAGCATCCCGGCAAGCACACCGACTTGAGCAAACTCAAGAAGGGTGGGGCTGCTAAAAAAGCAAGCATGACTTATATGACTTATAGCAAAACCGGTAAGCCAGAAGGACTGAAAACAGTTAAAATGGCTAAAGGCGGAGTCACTGGTAAAGCCATGAGAGCTGTTGGCCGCAATTTGGCTCGAGCACATAACCAAAAACCCGGGAGCAAATGATGGCAACGCAAATCAAACCCACGACTAAAAATAGTCCTGCTGTTCGTCAAGGCAAGAATCCTGACAATGGTCCAGCAGAACAGTACGCCGGTCGTTACAAAGAAGCCGCACTTGATTTAGATGCACGCGCTAACATGAGCAAAGCTGACACACTAGATATGTCTATTGGCGGAATCAGTAAGTCTGCTGGCAATGAGCCCGCTAAGACTGACGGCATCAAGATTCGTGGTACCGGAGCTGCTGAACGTGGCGTGATGGCTAGAGGACCAATGGCGTGAACTACACTCAGCTTAAACAACTGATACAGGATTACACACAAAACTACGAGACCACTTTCGTAGCGGATATTCCTACGTTTGTTGAACAAGCTGAGCAACGCATTTACAACTCGGTTCAGTTCCCGTCATTGCGTAAAAACGTGACGGGTACCATTACGCAATATAACCAGTATTTAGCAACACCCAACGACTTCTTGGCGCCATATTCTTTGGCCATTTACGAGAATGCAACAACGACTGCTACAGGAACGTCTGGTACTTATACCATCACTGTAGCTTCTGCGACCAACATTGCTTTGGGTCAAATACCATCTGGAACAGGTATTGCGTTGGGGGCTTTGGTTACAAACATCAACGGCTTGGTTATTACGCTAAGCCTGCCTAACACGGGCACGGTATCGGGTAATGTGACATTCCAAGGCAACTTTTTGTACTTGATTAACAAAGATGTTAACTTTATTCGTGAAGTCTATGGCAATCCAGTTGCTTATGGAACACCGCAGTACTACGCTTTGTTTGGACCAACTGTGACATCGGGAGCGATAACAAATGAGCTCACATTCATCCTTGGTCCTACCCCTGATCTTAATTACACTGCTGAACTGCACTATTACTATTACCCTGTGTCTATTGCAGATACGACTAATAACCCAAATGGTACTTCTTGGCTTGGTGACAATTTTGACACCGTACTTCTTTACGGCTCTCTTGTTGAGGCTTATACCTTCATGAAGGGTGAGACCGACATGATGACTCTCTACAACCAGAAGTATGTTGAAGCACTTGCTCTTGCTAAACGTCTTGGAGATGGAATGGAGCGTCAAGACGCGTACAGAGACGGTCAATTTAGGCAGCAAGTCACATGAGCATAGTCCAGACCGCAACCACCAGCTTCAAAGTGCAGCTTGCTCAAGGGCTGCACAACTTTGGGCCGACCAGCCCAAACACTTTTTATATTGCGCTGTTTACATCTTCAGCCACAATCAATGCATCAACAACGCAGTATTCAAACGCTCTGGTTGGAGAAGTAACAGGCGGGGGGTACACACAAGGTGGTCAACAACTTACCATCACGACAACTCCAACGTCTGGGGCCACAGGCGGCACGGTTGCATATTGGTCGTTTCAGAATATAGTGTGGAGTCCGGCTTCATTTACAGCTCGCGGTGCTCTGATTTACAATGCAAGTCAAAGTAATGCGTCAGTGGCCATTTTGGATTTTGGTTCAGACAAAGTCTGCAACTCATCATTCACGATTCAGTTTCCCGCAGCAACCAACACAAACGCAATTTTGAGGATCGCATAATGCTCGTTACAACTACCAAAGGCGAAATGGATGACTCCCTTCTTGAGAAAAAAGAAGGCGTAGTTGACGATGAAAATGAGTATACAACATGGGTTGAATACTGGTTGGATGGCGAGCTCGTGCACCGTTCAGCGCATGTAACTTTGAAAAAATCCCCCTTCTCTGATTTATTTGCGGCCTCTTTAGGCTAAAGGAACCAAAATGAGTAACACCCAAAGCATGTGCACTTCTTTCCTCGGGCAATTATTGTCTGC